ATAGCTGTATTCATAGCCATTCTATCTTTAACATCAGTAAGAGCCATATTAGTTACTAGGCTATTAATATTTCCTTGTCTCTGCATATCTAAAGTGGCTTTAGATTTTTTGTACCGTGACTCTTCTTTTTTACTGGACATTTTACCAGATATAAATGCTTTACCTAGAGCTGCACCCCAGTCCTCACCTCTTTCTCCAGAGTTAATAAGGGAAAGCCCTGCTGCTAGATACGGCATCACCTTGTCGGGTTGTTCTATTAAACTTTCGTAATCTAGTTCTCCGACCATGTTTGCTGCTGCTCTTTTATAAACTTCCATTTTTTCTGGGTCAGTCATATCTTCTAACAGACTAGAACTCTCTAAATAAGAAGAGAATGAACCTTGATTACCTTTACTACCAGCGAGACTTCCTGCTTCTAGCATTTCACCTACGGTTAAGTCTTCGTCTTCACCTTTATTAACACCTAAACTTACATCTAAAAATTCTTTTATATCAGCACCTTCACCTTCACCACTAGTCATACCGTCAATTATCATCTGAGTAGTTTCATCGTTAGAAGAGTTACTCATAATACCTTGAGTTATCGAAGGGTCAATTGGGTTAGGCATAACGTTTGGTTGTTGTCCCATCACGGAATCTTTCATGAAGATATTTTCTACGCTTTGTCTATCAAGACCAGTAGCTTGCACAACATCTTCCATGGTCGCTCCACGGCTAAGCATTTCCCTAGCGGAGTTTTCTATTTGACTACGTTGAAAACTATCCTGCATTAAAACTGGGTCAATATCAGTAGGTTCCATACCGTAACCTTCCATCCCTGAATATCTATCAACAAACTGACTTAAATAATTACTAGCCATTATTTAAGTGCTCCGTATGCTGCTACTGCAGTTCCTAAACCTTGCATTACACTATTACTACCACCGCTACTAGAACCTGAAGCTAGAGTAGTACCTCCTAAAGTAGGGGCTAGTCCTGCTGCAGTTCCTGCTGCTTGACTAATTATTTGTCCTGGTAAGTTATACTGACCAACAAAGTTTTGGTACGCTAAGTCTAGTCCTGCTTGATTCTGACCACGTTGCATTCCGCCTACGCCCATCATATTATTTACGTCTCCTTGACGTAAAGCTGATAAACCTTGACCTAATCCAGCCATTTGACCACCGACGTTAGAACCAAACTGACCAGCTTGTAACCCGCTTTGTGCTAAGTTCTGACCAGTACCGCCTAATACGTTACTTAGTCCTGTTCCTAAACTACCTAGTCCTCCAGCTGCAGTACCCATAGTACCTGCTAGGTTTTGTCCCATACCCGCTATTTGTGCACCCATACCCGCTTGACCACTTCCTAAGTTAGCCATAGCATTAGCTTGATTAAGCTGTGCACCTTGTTGACCTAGTCCTAAAGTACCCATAGCTTGACCACGTTGAATGCCTTGTGCACCTTCGCCTAAACCTAATTGACCTAGAGATTGCCCTGCCTGTAAGTTTTGAGCATTTTGGTTCAAACCTAATTGACCCATTTGACTACCGATACCTGCTTGTTGCCCTGCTAAGTTACCTAGTAAACCTGCTTGTTGTGCTTGTCTGTTTTGTTGTGATTCAAATGCTTGTTGTGCTCTACCTGCTGAAGACTCATAACCTTGACTACGTAAACCAGCAGCAGTTTTTAATTGAGCTTCTCTTAATGATTCTTCTCTTTCTTGAGCACCTAATCTGGCTCTACTACCGCCAAAAGCACCAGAGCCTATAGCTTGAGCTCTACCTGCGACGTCTGCTTTAGCACCTTGATCTTCTAAATCTTGTAAAGCTCTACTTACTACTTGATCTTCATACGGGTTAGAAAAACTAGAGATACCTCTAGGGTCAAAACCTTGAGTTGAACCTGCCCCAGTTTGAGCACTAGCTCCTATATTACCTAAAGCTCCACTGATAGCGTTCTGTGCTTGACCGACGTTTGCCTGACTACCTAATAAATTACGTGCTTGACCTAAGTCCGGTCTTGAACCAGATACTTGGTTCATAGCCCCGCTTAAATCTATACCAGCGTTACCGATCATGTTACCAGCTTGACCTAATGTCTGCTGACCAGCACGTACACCGCCTAAACCTTCAAACGTTGCGTCTTGTGCTATACCTGGAACTTGTCTTAATAAACCTTGAGCTTCATTTATACCCGCAGCACCCTGTTGAGCACCTTGACGCATAAAGTCCATACCTTCTTGAGCACTACTTCTAGCGTCACCGTAACCTTGTTGAGCCATTTGGCTACCTTGGTCAAAATACGGTTGATAAGAACCTACGTTTTCACCCGCTAGTTGCATAGCTTGTTGTTCAGCTGGGGTAAAGTCTGCTATCCTTTGACCTTGGTAAGAATAAGGAGTTGCCCCTTCTACGCCTAAACCTTGAATCTTATTGACTAAGTCTTGATTCAATAAAGGCATTATGCCAGGGACGTTCGCTCCTGGAACACCCGCCATAAAATCTCTATAATACTGTGCTGGTAATTGCTCGGTACGTCCTGTTGTTTGTTCTGCCATTATGCCCTGCCTATGCCCATTGTTTGAGCTTTGTTTTCATTCATTCCCATCATTGCATACAATTGAGCTATGCCTTTATCATGGTCGCCATCGCCTATACCGGCTACTGCTTGTTTTGTCATAACGAATTCACCGTCAGCAAGTAATGCTGGTACAGTATCTTCATCCCCCGAACCTTCTGGGTCATCAATGTCCCCGCCATGTTCTCTTAAATCTAAATCTTGTGTTGGCATTTGACCACCGTCAGCTAATCTTGCTACATCGTTGGATTGAATATTGAAATTGTTTCTATCCATTCCTTGATCTGTGGTGTTTATTTGTTTTAACTGACCTATCCCGTTACTTTGCCCTGGACCACCGTACATGTTTTGAAAACCACCTTGCATGCCTCCACCGTTATTATCTGGGAACTTACTTTCAATAGTTTGAGCAAACTCCTGTAGAGTAGAATCAACCTCATCGGTATTTAATCTATCTTTTATAAAATCACCTACGGGTCTTAATGCACTCATAACGTCTCCTTGTGCCCCTCTCCTTTGTTGAAATGGTTGACTAAGTGAAGGAAATGGTTTAAGCATTTGCACCGGTGGTGGTTGTGACATATCATTCATAATAGGTTGTAGTTGTTGTATATCTGTACCCATTTGTATAGCAGGTGACATGCCTAAAGCTCCACCCCTATTCATACCTACTCTAGCGAACTCAGGGAACTCTAATTCGTATTCATCTTGTTGTTTTAATAGTTCCGCTATACTAGAATTGACAGGGTCATAGTCATAAGATTGTTCTAAACTAGGCATACTACCGGTTATCCCCGTACCTGAACCTTTAGTACCGTAAACGTCACTTAATTGAGCAGGGGTTAAACCTCGAGTAAGATACCCACTTTGATCTATTGGTCCGGGCATTGCCGCTGCTTCATCATCACCAAAACCACCAGTAAGACTACTAACTCCACTAGCTCCTATAAGCCCAGCTCCTGCTTTTTGTAAAATATTCAGCCCTTCATAACCTTCACCTATAGTGGCTAAAGTTCCCGGAGCACCTGCAACACCACCAGCACCAGGAACATTTGCACCTAGAGCTGCAGCTGTATTAGCACCTACGCCTTCAAAAAATCCAGTTATACCAGTACCACTAACCCCAGCATTTGCGGAATTATAAAATTTTGCTGTACCTGATGCTGTACCGTCAAAGCCAAAACCAGCACCTTTCATCATACTACCAGCAGCATATATTTGTGCACCAGCCATTGCTGCTTCACCGAGGTCTTCACCTTCAGCTAGTCCACCTATACCTCTACCTATACTTGCACCTAAAACTGGACCGACTCCAGGAATAAATAAGCCTGCAATAGTTGCGATCTCTTTTGTGTTCTTCTTTACGAACCTCTTAAGACTTTTAGCTACACTTTTTAAACCGCCCATATTATCTACTTATTGAACATCTATTTATTATATATACAACTTTCTACTATGTATAGTAGGCTTCTACACCATAACCAGAATTATTACTTCCTATGTTTATAGAAACGTCACCATTAGTAGTAACCGTTACACTACCTAAACTGGCTGTAGCCTCGTAACCAAGGTCAATTAACCGTTCACCAATGTCTAACCAGTAGTGACCAGTCCAAACCTGTAATACACCAATAGTAGTGTTCCAAATAACACTACCAATATTAAACCTAAGAGTATCTCTTTCTACTTGATTAATCTGTCTTGTGTTATCAGGGTCAAACGTACCTAAGTTGAGCTCTAAAACCCTGATTAATCTATTGTAAGTTTCAGATTTTACTGACTCCTCCATAGACTGGGGTAGTCTAGTAGCTAAGAGCCTACTCATCTTCTACCGTCACCTTTTATATCTAACCTAGTAGCACCCAATCTCCAACCAGTATCATCATTACTTGAATTTGTATTTGTATCATCTGACTCTAAACGTATCACAGCTTGTCGTGCTCTACCTCTTATGTGTGCTTGTTGAGTTGTACTAGCTATAGCGTTAGTGCTATTAGTAGTAAGCGTATCCCCAGGGAAGTCCCTAGTTTTTAAAACTAAATTAACTTTACCGCCACCGCTATTATTTAAGAATTTGATATCTGGTATAATTTTACTAAAGAATGCATACTGTTCACCATCACCTATATCAAAATCACTACTTTCTATAAATACATTAGTCATAGGGTTACCATCATCGTTAAAACCAAACTCATGTTCATATAGATAGTTCTCACTTACGGCTCTAGGGTAGTCTACTGTGCCTTCATCTAACCAAGCGGTTCTACTTAACTCACCGTAACTCCAAACGTTATCGTTATAATCATACACAACATATCTGTCCACTTCAGTTGAATTAGCAGAAGGATAAAACCAACCTATTTCATCATGGGCATTATTAGTAAATGCATTTATTTTGTATACTTGACCGCTGTTAAGATCATCAAAAACATAACTAAGTACGCTACAAGGTACTTTTTGAACGCTACCGTTATACACGTAAAAGTTATCGTAACCCATCCAGTAAACACCGTTAGGTGACGTAATAGCCCCGTTAGGTGATATAAGACCTGTATTATTGTTTATTAGATTAAGACCAAAAGTAAACGGTGGTCCAATAAAAGCCATACTATATAAAGCTGTGTCTGTCCATATCAAAGTTTCTTGTCTAGCTTTTACTGAGCCTACTATTAAACTACCTTCCGATAATCTTAAATCTCCAGCAGTATTAGTGTCAAGTGGCTCAAATTGTAACGGGTTTTCTTGGTCACTAAAAGATACTAACATAGGGTCAAGAACCCCAGTTCTAGCATCCCCGACTATAGGGTCAGCCCCTAAAACTATAACGTGCCTATCAGTTTCCGAGACAGTAACCCCTAAACAAATAGTAGGAACAAAACTAGCTCCGCTTATACCTGTTAAAGCTACGGCTCTGGTTTGTACCCCGTCAGTTTTATCCCAATAAAAAAGCTCACCGTTACGCACAGCTATTATCAAGTCTTCCCCAAAATGGTCGTGAGACCAATTACGTAACTGGTTAGTTTTAGATAGAGCAGTAACTGAACCCCATGTACCTGTGTTATATTGTCCAGAACCAAAACCCGTTGATTGAACATACACGTCTAAACCTACGTTTATCTGGAACGCACCGTCTACACCGCTTCCCCCGTTACCGCTATCGCTTGAGTTAGCTGTTATTGTGTTACCGCTAGTATCTTTAGCAGTAAAGGTAAAAGTACTAGTAGTAGGTACAGAAAGTATTTGATATTCTTGATTCAATACCGCAGCAGTAACAAGACCACCTAAACTAGCAGAACCAGATATAGTTACAAAATCACCTGATACTGCTCCATGAGCACTATCAGTTGCGGTTATAGTACTGCTGCCATTAGTAGCAGAAAAAACAATACCATTAGTTGTGGTGGCTCTAATTGGGGTAACATCGTTAAAAGTATCTCCTTCTAATATATAGTATTTTAAATGAGTTCCTAGTCCTAAGAACTTACTTCCGTCTAAAGAAACCCAAGAGTGTAACGCACGACAAGTACCTAAAAAAGTATTGATAGAATCTTTTTGCCATCCGCCTATCTTCTCTGGTCTACCGGCATTAAACCTAACTAAATTTGAATCAAACCACCCACCTTCATTATCGTAGGCAGTACCTTCTCGCATAATTCCTGGTTTAAATACAAACTTACTTAACGGCATATTACACCTCGTGCCATTCTTTATCTTGGAACAATAAAGATTCTGCTTCTCTACGTCTAATCAGACCTTCTAAAACTTTTCCTGCTGCTTTATTCCAACGTTTCATTTGATTTGGGACTTCCTCATATTCTTTGTTGTTCAGTACTTTAAGCATAGTAGATGCTCTTAGATTAGCTGGTCCAAGATTGAAGACCCAACTTACTAAAGAATCAAATTGATTCTGATCAAGGTCAACAGTCACATAATCGTTGATATACCCTTCATACTCTTTCATGTCTTCTTCTAGTATTTTATCTGCTTCTTGTTGAGTTACTAAGTCTCCTTCTTTAACACCAGCAGTATGACCATAGCCTATAGTCAATACCCCAGCAGCACATTTGTATGCGTTGTATTCACACCCTTCAAATTTTTTAATTAATGATAACCCTTCTTGTGATATATTCATATCTTTACTCCTCTTCTTTAATAGTAACCTTTCTATAATACACAACAACTTCTTTAAGTTCATTTATATACCTTTTTAATTCTTGCATGTTATAAGCCATGACCTCGTAATCTGGTATTGTCATTGCTAAAAATACCAACTCCCCTTCTTGTTCTTCTATCTTTGCTAATTGATCTTCCCAGTTATCTGGAGTAACCACAATCCACATAGGTTCTTTAAGATCTATTTCTCTAGGCATAACTGGTTGAACTATTCTTCGTTCTATAGGTTTTGCCGTAACCTCAATCTGTTTACTAGGAATCAGACTGCAACTGCAAACCGTCATCAAGAGAGTCAACTGTACCGCTAAGTTTCTCGATTTCTTCCATGATATGTTTTGTGCCATTATTTATTTTCCTTTGCATTTCTACTGGGTCAGCAAGTATTTTTGCTGACAGTTCATAGTTCTGTATAAATTGTGTATATCTATTTAACTCTCTTTGTGCTGCTTGGCTTTTAATACTTAACTCATTTAATTGTCCTGTTTGTAACTCAAAGTCTTCTTGTATAGACTTGATTGCTTCTTCTTGTGTAGCTATTGCTCCTTCTAGTAGTGCATTATTCTTAGACAGTATTTGATTTTGATTATATAAATAATAAGAACTTAAGCCTAAAACTAATATAATTGCTATAAAAAATTGCTGCACTAAAGTTCCTCTATAATATAATTAAGCCCACCAGAGCTACGATACTCTATTTCTTTTCCATCTTCGTTACGAAATTTTAAATGGTTTTCTTTTTGAACTATAATTTTTTTTGTAATATGAGTGGTGTCATCTGAATCACCATACTCTTTATTAAAAGATACAATAACTTTGTATCGCCTTTTAAAAAAAGATATAAAAATTATTATCTTTTCCCACATCCATTTAAGTCTATTCATTAAACAAGCCTAGATAAAACTATTGATACTAATATAAAAGGATATACGGCCCAGATCATGTTCTCTAGCTTATCAAATCTTTTTGATCCATCTTCTAATCTTCTGTCAATACTTTTATATAAAGCCTTGCATTCTCTTTCATGTGATTCTATTGCATTTAAAGCATCTTTTGCTGTAGCCATATCTTTCCTTATATTGTATATACCTTTAAAGCTTTTTCTTTACCCTTAACTTTAATATCTTTTACAGATTTTAACTTAAAACTGCAATCTTTGGCAGTCTCTTCTCCTATAAGTATATCAACGCCTGCTTCTTTAGTTCCAGATTCAAGTCGAGCTGCAATATTTACAGCATCTCCTATAGCTGAGAAATCAAACCTGGTATCAGATCCCATGTTACCTATTACTGCTTGACCTGTATTAACTCCTACACCTATTGCTATCTCATGTGATAGTTCTTTATTAAGTTCTTTGATTGCTTCTTGCATTTCAATAGCAGTCTTCACTGCTTTGTTTTGATGATCTTCTAAATCTAACGGAGCATTAAAGATAGCCATACACGCATCACC